TTTATTAGATTTAGACCTAGTCCTAACAGAACTCCTAAATCTAAGCCTAAGTTTGAACCGAAAAATAAGGACGCTGCCAAAACAACACCTCCCAAATCTGAACCTAAACCTGCTCAAATAAAAAAGCTTGAAACTAGAATAGAAGATTTAGAAAAGAAGTTAGCAGCAAGAAGTACACCAGCTACGCAGTCTAGAGGATTAAGTTTAATGAAATCTGCTGGAGGTGCTCTAGTAACTCTAGCGTCTGCATTTGGTGTATACTATTATGTAAGTAATTATTATGAACAGATAACTATACTGGAAGATGCCTATGCTGAAGCAGTAAAAGCAGCTAAAGAAAATAGAACTTTGCCAGCAGATCATCCTTTTTATGGTGTGCCTTTAGATGAATTAAAGGACAATGCTGATACAAAACGCAATGCCTTGTTAGGTAAAGCAGTATTTGGTGTATTGATGAGTGCAGGACTAGCTGGCAGATTTGTCAGTGGATTTGGAAAAATTGTTGAATTTATACCACTAATAGGCATAGTTGGTACTGCTATAAGAGGTTTAGGAGCAGTTTTGAAAATAGCAGAAGGACCTGCTGCTCTGAGATTAGGTCTAATCTACTGGTTAGAAAATTCTGAAACTGGCAAAGAAGTTATGAAAACTTTAGTAGAATGGGGATTTTTCAATCTTGTAGGCTATACAGCAGGCAAAGTTGCAGAAACTTTTAACAAAGCCGCAGAAGAAGCTAAAAAATATATAGAGGAAAAAACAGGAACTAAAATTCCTGACCTACCTCCCGAAGTTAAAGACAAAGTTACCACTAAGATTCAAACAGATCCCGAAGTAGAAAAACAACAACAGGCTGAGTTAGACAATATAAAATACGTGAACGGTGTCAAGGCTACAGAAACTGGAGGATACCTACGTACAGATAGAGACTTTTATAATAATCCAGCTGTAATTGGTGCTGTTCGTAGAGCACTGACAGCAGGGGAAAGTAATCCTTTAGATAGTATTCCTAAAAAGCCTGGATTCGAATATCCTACATTTATATTAAGTTTAAACCGGTTTTCTTAGTGACTTCAATATTATCCTTGATTATCTCATTCATAATTACTCTATCTTCATAGCTGTATACATGAAAGAGATCGTGACTGTTTACACCACCTCTCATATGCCAACTGATTCTAAAAATTTCTTCTTTTATTCCTTTGGCTTCTGATTCTAATTGATTCAGATAAGATTCTATTCCTGAATTAGATAATTTCAGAAGCCTTAGACGAAAAAATTAGATTGATCTAGAATAATTTGTATTTGATCCTGCGTTTTACAGTTAGCACAAACTACATCTTGTTTAGGAATATTCCAAGCTTCTTTATTTTCTTCTAATTTTTGTTTAATTATGTTATAGGTAGCTCGTTCCGTATTACGCAGATATTCTTCTATAAAAGGTTTTTGTGTTACTACTACATCCGGAGTTTGAATTTGTTCTATAGCAGTGAGAAAAAGCTGTAGTTGAAGTTCACTTAGAGACTGATATATTTGATCTATTCGTTCTTGTTTTTCTTTTTGGTCAAGATCTTCAGTTTGATATAGAGTTTTTTGAAGTTTAAAATTTTCCATACTAATATAACTCATTTCTTCATATTGAAGAGGTCTTATCTTTATAACAATGTCGTCTACACGAATCGTATTGTCAAATTTTAAACCTGAAAAGTATTCTAAGAGATTGTTTAATTTTATATCATATTCATTTTCAGTTTGACAATTTTTACAAGTATGATTTATGTTTAAAGTTTCACCGAATGTTGCTATCCTAATTGATATCATTACCGCTTCAATATCGATACTAGGCATAGTTCTAGCATTTTTAATATTTGGACAACAGCTTTCTATGACACGAGCTGTAGCTTCACCTGTGAATAAGGCATCTGGTGTCTTATAGATAATTTCATCAATGCCACTCATGGCAAAAATTGGCACCGAATTGTAGTCTCCAATCAGTGAACCAGGTTCGTAAAAAAGACCCTTGCTGGGTAAACTTAGGTATAACTTTGGTTGACGAAAGAACTTTTGTAAAGGATTAGTCATGGTCTAAATATCCGATAAATATAAAAGTATTTATATACGCACTTTTCACCTGGAAAAATATCTATGGCACGTAATTTAACTGATGAAGACATTGATGCGCTGAGTAAAGCCTTAGGTAAAGTAGTAAATAGAGGCGGCAGTCCAGTCGGTTCGGGGCAAGCGACCTTAAACATACCTGGCACAAATAAACAACTGGATTTATTTGATCAAGCTATAGGAGCAGCTGGAAAAGGAGCTGAATTTTTAAAGACTGCCTATAAGGCTGTAGAATCGGAAATCATAGGTAGCATGAATACTTGGAGAGATCTAAGTAAAAGTGGTATAGGGTTTAACAGTGATATTATAGGAATGTCAGTGGCCGCCAAAGGCACTAGAATGGACCTTGGCGATTTTGCTGACATGGTCAAGCAAAATAAAACATTTTTAGCAGGATTTGGTGGTAGTGTAAGCAAAGGCGCAGAAGAATTTGCCAAGACCAGTAAGGTTATGTTTGATCAATATGGAGAAACCACTGATCGGCTGCGTCAAATGGGTTATACTAATAAAGACCTTAACGAAGTTCTAGCACTTCAAAGCGGTCTAATTGGCAGTAGTATGAGACAGGGTAAAGAAAGAGACCGTATTGCTATTGAATCTGCTACATCTCTGGCCACTGAAATGGATTTACTTGCCAAGATGACTGGTAAGAGTAGAGAAGAGCAGATGTCTAATGCTAAAAAATTACAAGCTGACGCTGCTTTTAATGCCAAAATGGAACAGGCTACTCGTAACATGAGCGAGAAAGAAGCGGCAGAATACAAGACAAAAATGATGGCAGAGTATGCTAAGGCGGAAGCTATTGGCATGGGACAGGCCTTTAAAGAAACTTATGTTTATGGTACTGTTATGACCAAACAGGCCGCTACAGAGCAGGCCATAGCAGGTAAAGCAGGTGCTGAAACTATCAAAGCTGCTCAGTTGACAGCAGCAGGAAATTTTGAAGAAGCTGCGAAACGTAGTGCTGCTGCTCAAGATGCTGCCGTGGCAAATAATAAAAATGCTAATTTTCAAAACATGGTAATCTATGGTCAATTTACTGGCGCTGTAGGAGAAGCAGCTCAGAAACAATATATGACCAACAAAGCTATGACAGATAGTATCGAGGCAATTAAGAAAGAACGCGATGAAAAAACAGGTCAACTTGTTCATGCTGGAAAAAGCGATGCTGAGTTACGCAAGATAGCAGAAGAAAGAGCTAGAAAAGAACAAGAAGGAGCAAAAGGAACAACTGCGGTAGCTCTTAATCTTGAAGCAAGATTTAAAGATGCTCAAAGCGCAATAGCAAATAGCCTAGTTGGGCCGTTGAATAATGATGTTAATCCTGCCTTAAAGAAATTATCAGAGTCAGCACTAGGAGCAAGGGGTGCTTTGAGCATTGGTCAGAAACCTGGTGGTACAAAAACATTTTCAGAAAGCATAGAAGAACCTATTGCTAAAGGACGACAGGCCGCTGAGAAAGGCGAAACTAGACCTAGTGATATGTTAGGATCTGCTGGATATGTCGCCAGTAAGATAGGTAAAGGTCTTAATGAACTAGGTGAATCTGCTGATAAGAAAATCAGTCCTGAAAAACGCAGTGGTGGGACGCTGGGTATGACAGGTAATTTATATGAAAAAGTTGGCGAGATAATTGAAATTACTAAGCCAGATGAGTCAGTGCTAACATCATCACAGATGACAAATATGGCTAAAGGTATGATGGACAAAGGTGCTGAAAAGGCGCTGTTAGGTATGAAATCTTTAACAGGTAATATGCCATCATCTAGTATAGACATTACTAACATTGGCAAAGATATAGGAACTACTCTGAGCGCTGCTACACCGAAAACTATTCAAAAAATAGATTCATCAACACAGAATATCAATAAAGTAGAAGTAATAAATTGGCCAAAAGAATTAGAAAAAATTAAATCACCTGGTACTGAAGTTATAAAAGATACTGCTAAAGAATCTGCTAAGACTTCCGAAGTACCTAAAGAAGAAGTAAAAACAGAACAACCAAAGAACACTCAAGCTAGTGTAAGGATGATAGATAATCTAATTGAATCTAAAAAAGAATCTACTGATAAATTTGTTTCAGGAGCAGGAGAATTCGGTGAAGAACCTAGTCTAGCATTTGCTAGTTTAATGGATGAGTTTGGATCAAACTTTGATCAAATGATTTCTAAAGTTAATACTGGATTTGATGCAGTGGATCTTAGTGCTTTTGAATTTAACATTGAACAAATAAACAAAGACCTAATTGATGCCTTGCCAATCGTTGAAGTAAGCAAACAACAAGAAGCTTTTAAAAGTCAATTTACTGATAGTCAACTACGTCTAATCGATCAATATAAAAACATAAGCGAAGAAAATAGATTTTTTATGGCAGAAGAACAAAGATCTGCTATGGAGGATGATTTAAAATTATTACAGACAAAGAACGCTGAAATAGAAAGATTGACTGACCTACGCAATCAACGTGAGCTTACAGCCGAAGAAGAAGAAATGTTGGCTGAAGAAACTATGAATAGAGATGCTCTTAGGCAGCTAGTGGCAGATAGACAAGATCAGATAGATATTTTAGAAAACATAGAACAATATGCGGCAGATAGAAAATTAGAAATAGCTGAGCAAAGTAATGCTGCTGTGCTTAAAGCGAATGAAGCATTTATGCTTGAATTAAATGACATAGCTAGTGATATAGAAGAAGCACTGCCTGTAGACGATTTCATGCTAGCCAACGCAGAACCTGAAACTGAAAAAGATGAATTTGATGGTGTAAATGAAGCTGTTGCTAATAGAAAAATTATAGACGACATCAAATCTGCCATACCCTTAGACGATTTCATGCTAGCCAACGCAGAACCTGAAACTGAAAAAGATGAATTTGAAGGTGTAGATGAGGCGGTAGCTAGTCAAAAAGCCATAGAGGATATCAAAGCAGCTTTACCTTTAGATGATTTTATGTTGGCTAATGCAGAACCTGAAACTGAAAAAGATGAATTTGATGGTGTAGACGAAGCTGTTGCTAATCAGAAAATCGTGGATGATATACGATCTGCTTTACCTTTAGATGAATTCATGATGGCTAATGCCGACGTCCAGGGTGAAGAGGTAGATGAATTTGCTGGATTAGATGAAGCAATCGCTAAACAAAGAGCATTAACTGATTTTGGAGAATTTGCTGGTGTAGATGAAGCAATCGCTAAACAACAACCAGCTACAGTAGATTATGATGAATTCGCGGGTGTAGATGAACAAATAAAGAGAAATAGAGAAGCTGATGCAGAATTAGCAAGAGAATCTAGAAGAAAGCCTGCCTTAGATGAAAATATGAAAGAAGCTGTACAAGCAGCTAGTCCTACTGCTAACAGTGATAAGTTTAACTTAGACAGTTTGAGTTTTAGTCCAACTGGAATGCCAATAGTAAAACAAGTTAAACAGGCTACATCGTCATTGCCTGCCAAAACAGATACTAGTCAAGATGATGCAGAGACTGCGAAATTCAAAAGACAAGCTGAAACAAAAAAAGAAGAAGACAAGACAAAAAGTGAAACTAGTACAAAATTAGCAACACCAGCAGGTAAAGAAGCCAGTCTTAATGATGTAGTTACTGCTCTTAATTCATTAAATAGTAAGATAGGACAATTAATTACTAAAACTGAAGATTTGTTCAATAAGCAAATACAGGCTACAAAGAGCAACAGCAATAACATCTACGCGAGAACATAATGAGTTGGAAAAAATACTTTTCTCCTGTTTCTATAGAGAATCAATCTGGTTTATACAGTCCTATGGCCACAAATGCTGCCAAACCTGGACCAGCTAGAACAAATTACAGTAGTTATTTGCCAGATGTTTATACTGGAGCTCCTAATCGCATAGAACGATATCTTCAATATGATACCATGGATATGGACAGTGAAGTAAATGCTGCTTTAGATATACTAGCAGAATTCTGTAGCCAGCCTAACGAAGAAAATAAAACACCTTTTAGATTACATTTTAAAACTAGAGCCACTAGTGTAGAAATAAAAGTTCTAAGGGAATATCTTCAACAATGGACAAAATTAAATAAATTTAACACTAGAATATTTAGAATAGTAAGAAATCTTTTTAAATATGGAGATGGATTTTTTGTAAGAGATCCTGAAACAAAGGTTTGGTTTTATCTTGATCCTGGCAAAATTACGAAAATTATTGTCAATGAAAGTGAAGGGAAAAAACCTGAACAATATGTGGTTAGAGATCTAAATCCTAATTTTATGGATCTTGTTGTAACCACTATCAATCCTAATACAATAAACACGAATAATAGAGGTACTGCTTATGTTGCGGGCGGCGCCGCTGCTAGAGGACAAGCCAGTGCCTATCCTATAAGTCCGGGCACACGTTTTCAAAACAACCAGAATGAAGTTGCTATTGAAGCAAAACATATGATTCATCTCAGTTTAAGTGAAGGTTTAGACAACAATTATCCTTTTGGCACAAGTTTATTAGAACAAATTTTTAAGGTTTATAAACAAAAAGAATTGTTAGAAGATGCTATTATTATCTATCGTGTTCAACGTGCTCCTGAACGTCGTGTATTTTATATTGATGTAGGTAATATGCCCAGCCACTTAGCTATGAGCTTTGTTGAACGTGTAAAAAATGAAATACATCAACGTCGTATACCCAGTGCTACAGGTGGTGCCAATAATGTTATTGACAGTGCATACAATCCACTTAGTATTAATGAAGATTATTTTTTCCCTCAAACAGCAGAAGGCAGAGGCAGTAAAGTTGATACTCTAGCAGGTGGAACTAATTTAGGTGAAATCGATGATTTAAAATATTTTACCAATAAGTTATTTAGAGGACTGCGTATACCCAGTAGTTACTTACCCACTGGAGCAGACGATAGTCAAGCTAGTTATAATGACGGTCGTGTAGGTACCGCTTATATTCAAGAATTAAGATTCAACAAATATTGTGAAAGATTACAGAGTCTACTTCAAGATAGTTTTGATAATGAATTTAAGTTATATCTACACGATAAAGGAATCAACATTGATACTAGTTTATTTGAATTACAACTAAATCCTCCATTAAATTTTGCTGCTTATCGTCAAAGTGAAATGGATGGACAACGTATTAATACGTTTAATACTATTCAGCAAGTTCCATTTATGAGTAAGAGATTTTCATTAAAGAGATTTTTAGGATTGACAGATGAAGAAATGGCTGAAAACGAACGCATGTGGAAAGAAGAACAAGGGGTCGCTGAAACTATCCCAACTGATGCCAGTGGAGAATTACGAAGTGCTGGTATAAGCCAAGCAGGTATAGAAGATGACTTAGGAGAACTTGCTGATGAAAATGCTCCACCTGAACTAGGACAGCCAGAAGGCATGGCTGCTAGTCCTGCCACAGCCGGTTCTGCTCCAGCTGCTCCAGCTGCTCCTGTATAAATATTATTATGATTTTACGAGAATTATTTTACAACAACAGTGATTCTGGGTTAGTAACCGATAATATGACCTATAATCCTAGACGAGATTCTTCTGTGATGAAACGAAGTGATACTCGTAAAACACGACTTACCTTAAAACAGATTAACGAATTAAGAAAAGCAAGTGAAAAACATATTCTAGAACAAGAAAAAGATTTAGAATTTATAACTCAAATGTATAAGCCACCTCCTCAACCAATGGCATAATTATTCTAAAAGGGTAATTTATGCGCGGTTTTGTGCTAGGTAACGGTCGCAGCAGACTCAATATTCAACCATCAACTCTAAAACCATACGGTAAAATCTATGGTTGTAATGCCTTATTCAGAGAATTTACTCCAGATTATCTAATAGCAGTAGATCCAAAAATGATAGTTGAAATAGAAAAATCTGGGTTTCAACACAAGGTACCTGTGTGGACTAATCCTAATAGCAAATATAAACGATTTAGCGGATTTAATTATTTTAATCCTGTACTTGGGTGGAGTAGTGGACCCACAGCCTTGAATTTTGCCAGCAGTCACGGCTATGATGAAATTTATATATTAGGATTTGATTATGTTGGAATACAGGGTCTATTGAACAATGTCTATGCAGACACAGACAATTATAAAAAATCAACTGATCATGCTACCTATCATGGTAATTGGGAAAAACAAACAGATCAAGTTATAAAATTAAATCCTAAAATAAAATATTATAGAGTAGTTGAAGAAAATAATTTTTACGATCCTAAATGGAATCATCATAATTATAGATCTATGGATTACAAACATTTTAAAAGATTATTAGAAACTTGGCCAAAAACACGCTAAAATCCACCATAATAAGCCGATTATTACAATTAAATGTAAATATATTTGACAGCCTTGAACCTATAGGAGACCAAACATGACTGATCGAAACAAATTCGAGCAGATGCTCGAACATCTAATCAATGAAGAAAGCGACAAAGCTAAAGATCTTTTCCATCAGATAGTAGTGGAAAAGTCAAGAGAAATTTACGAACAAATTCTTGCTGAGGATTTCGAAGACCTCGACGAGAAAAAAGAAGAAGACGACGAAGAAGTAGACGAGTCTAAAGAAGAAGATGATGAAGAAATGGACGAGTCTAAAGAAGAAGATGATGAAGAAATGGACGAAAGTTTCGGATTTGCTGAAGATGACGATGATGAAACTGGTGATGAAGTAGGTGGTGATGCCAGTGACGACATGCTTGGTGACCTTGAAGGTGATGATGAAGAAGGCATGGATGACATGGGTGGAGACGACCTAGAAGATCGTGTAATGGATTTAGAAGATGCTCTTGATGAACTCAAGTCAGAATTCGAAGCCATGATGGGCGGAGACGACATGGGCGATGAAGAGGGCATGGATGACATGGACATGGGTAGTGACGACATGGACATGGATGATGAAATGGATCTTGAACAAAGTTTTATTCGTGAATATACAGAAAAAGTCACAGCCAAAATGGGCGACAACGGCGCAAATACCAAGTCTGTTGTAGCTGGCAAGAATGACATGGGCGGTTCTGCTAAGAATTTAGTTCAAGGCGGAGAAGAATCACCCAGTGTTAGCACCAAAGGAGGATTATTAAATCCAAGTCCTAAAGAAGATGATGCTGGAAATATCAACAAACCTGGTGGTTACAAAGGTGATGCTTTCAAAAAGAATCCAGCAGGACATGGTGCTGAGAAGAAAGGATCTGCTCCTCAAGAAGACAAAGGCGCAGGCAGTCCTTTAAATGGTGCTCCTAAGAGAGCAAAATAAGGTAGTATAGATGAACTATCTTCGTGAAAATCTGAGTTTCGACCAAGCTAAGATGGTCGTTGAATCCGATGGTCAAGATGGAAGTAAAAGTCTTTATATGTCTGGTATTTTCATCCAAGGTGACAAAAGGAATCAGAATCAGCGTGTTTATCCTGCGAAAGAAATCGCCAGGGCTGTCAAAACCCTGAACGATCAAATTGAAGGTGGATATTCAGTTCTTGGCGAAGTAGATCATCCTGATGACCTAAGAATTAACCTTGACCGCGTGTGCCATATGGTCACAAAAATGTGGATGGAAGGCGCAGACGGTTATGGAAAATTAAAAATCCTACCCACACCAATGGGTAACCTAGTAAAGACTATGTTAGAAAGCGGTGTGAAGTTAGGAGTAAGTAGTCGCGGATCCGGGAACGTCAGAGATGACGGTTCCGGTGAAGTTTCCGATTTCGAGATTATCACAGTGGATGTGGTAGCTCAACCAAGTGCTCCTGGAGCATATCCTACACCAATATACGAACACCTTATGAATACTCGTAATGGTTATCGTGGCTTGCGTATAGCGCAAGCGGCCAAGGATGATCCTAAGGCACAAAAATATCTCAAAGAGAGCCTATTAGCAATAATAGGCAAGCTCCGATAAACAGAGGAGAATCACATGTTGGATGCAATAAAACAACTATTTGAGAATAATGTGATTTCTGAAGAGGTAAAAGCTGACATTGAGAAAGCATGGAACGATCGTCTAACCGAAGCTCGCACCCAACTTACTCAAGAACTACGTGAAGAATTTGCTCAACGCTACGAACATGACAAACAAGTCATGGTAGAAGCAATTGATCGTATGCTTGGTGATCAACTAAGAGACGAAATAAAGCAATTTGTAGAAGATCGTAATCAGCTCGCTGAAGCTAAAGCTCGTGTGGTTGTAGAAGGTAAAAAAGTCTCTCGTTTAATGAAAGAATTTGTTACCCGACAACTAGTTAGCGAAGTTAAAGAGTTGCATGAAGATCAAGTACAGATGGCGGAGAAATTCAAAACTTTAGAAAAGTTTGTAGTAGAAGCTCTTGCTCAAGAAATAGCAGAATTTCATTTAGACAAGCAAGATTTAGCAAAAACTAAGGTTAAACTTGTTCGTGAAGGACGTCAAGCTCTTGCTAATATGAAACAACAATTTGTAAAACGTGCTGCACAATTAGTAGAATCTACAGTTGAAAAAACTCTTACCAAAGAGATTGGACAACTGAAAGAAGATATCGAAAGTGCTCGCCGTAATGACTTTGGTCGCAAATTGTTTGAAGCATTTGTTAACGAATATCAGAACAGTTATCTTAATGAAAAATCAGAAACATCTCGTTTGCTTAAGGTCATAGACACTAAGGAATTAGAACTTGCCGCTGCCAAAAACGCTGTAGCAGAAGCACGTTTAGTTATGGAAAGCAAAGAGAAAGAAGTTAAAATTCTTAAAGAAAGCCAAGAACGTCAAGTTATTCTCGGTGAATTAGTAGCTCCTTTAGCTCCACAGCAAAAGGCTATTATGAAAGAATTACTTGAAAGTGTACAGACATCAAAACTACGAAATAGTTTTGACAAGTACCTGCCAGCAGTAATAGCTGGTCAGGCTCCTGAAAAGAAAAAACAGGCATTAGTTGAGGCAAAAGAAGTTACAGGCAACAAGGAAACCAACAGCGTAAGTAGCAGCAAAGAAGACAGTAATATCATTGATATACGTCGTCTTGCTGGAATTTAAGTTATAGACAATTAGGAGAAATTATAATGTCAGAACTACTAACAAGCCGTTGGGCAGAGACAAAAGAGGCCCTTCTTGAAGGCCTACAAGGCACCAAGAAATCAGTAATGGCAACTACTCTAGAGAATACTCGTAAGTATCTCGCAGAAAGTGCTACAGCTGGTGCTACTTCTGCCGGCAACGTCGCAACATTAAATCGTGTGATTCTTCCAGTAATCAGACGTGTTATGCCAACCGTTATTGCTAATGAGCTAGTTGGCGTACAACCTATGACTGGACCAGTTGGCCAGATTCATACTCTAAGAGTTCGTTATGCGGATAACTTTAGTGCTACAGCTGGCGATAGTGCTGTACCAGGTGAAGAAGCTCTAAGTCCATTTAAGATTGCTGAAGGCTATTCAGGATCAGATGCGGGAACTGCTGCTGCAACAGCAGCTCTAGAAGGTGCCGCCGGTCGTAGAATGAGCATTCAAATCTTAAAGCAAACAGTTGAAGCTAAAACTCGTAAGCTATCAGCTCGTTGGACATTTGAAGCTGCTCAAGATATGCAAGCTCAACACGGTATCGATGTTGAAGCAGAAATTATGGCTGCTCTAGCACAAGAAATTACTGCTGAAATCGATCGTGAAATCCTTTC